TAATCTGGTTGCTTATCTTCTGTCTTGTAAGCGTTTACCCACATTGAATACTTAACATTCTCGATTGTAAAATTAATTACTTCTCCTTTAGCGGTCTGCTTTTTCCAAGCACCTGCACTCCATTTTTTTTCTTGCATTTTTTACTTTTTTATTAGTGAATATTTACTTACAAATTTAGGTTGTTTCTTGTTACCTACGTTAATTAAATCGGACTGTATCTTATATCCTTTGCGTTTAAGTTCAAAGATAACTGCCGATAATCTCAGGCTATTAAACTTCGTCAAAGCCTGGATTGGTGTCAATGTTTTGCCCGAAAGCAAGTGGTTCAAGATGCGTTGTTTCTGTGTCATTGTTATTGATTGGGTTAAAAAAAACTGGTTTGTCTATAACGTTTTGATATTTTTCTATAAACTCTAAAAGGTCTTTGTAAGCTACTTCACTATACCAAGCATAGTGGTAAACTTCTGCAAGTAGCATCTGCCTTTCAAATGGTAGCAATTCTCTCATTAGCTTTCGTTTTGGTTATATAATCCATCATTTTCATCAGCTTTCATAATGTCAATGATGTGTTGCTTTTGGTTATAGGTTTGGTTGTAGTATTCATTAGGATTTTCATATGGTAAATATTTATTTCCACTTTTCCAAGCTTCTATTATCTGCTCTTTTTCTTTTTGAAGTAAATCAGTAGCTATTCTAATTACAAAATTCATATTAGTCATTAATCTAACTCTTTCAAGTTCATCAATTAACTCTTGCATTGCTGTTTTCATTAGCTTTTCTTTATTGTTTCTTTAATCTTGTTAAATTCGTCTAATGTCTTAATGGCATTGATTTTTAAAGCAGCCTTAATCTTTTGGTCTTCCGTAAACTTTGTCTTGTCTAACTGCTCTATCAAAAAAGCTTTTTGTCCTTCGCTTACTTCGTCTTTATGCTCATTGGTAGCATCTGCATCTTTGGTGTCGTCTATTGCAAACAATCCGTTAAGTGCGTACTTCCTGGCATAGCTACTTGCTGCTCCTGTAATCTGCGAAGCGTCCATTCCTTTTTTGTTTTCCTCTTCACGAGCAAGACCTGTGCAGGTAATGTTATCTACTCCATTACTTAGAGAAGCCGTAGCCTTTACATATACCCGACCGCCTACTTCTATTACTTCGTCACTTAACATTAAAGCATATCCGTACTTATGGCAGATAGGCTTTGCAGCTTCGATAATATCTTCTGCACTTCGGTACTTGTATTTAGCAAAAGCATTGAATTGGTTTTTAGGTGCTTTTAATTCCTGTTGAATTTTAATTAGGCTCATTTGTTTCTGGTTTTGTTTCGTCAATAATATAATGTTCTAACACTTCAATAGTTGGCTCTTGTTTTTTTCTCATAGCTATAAATAATTCATAGGCTTGTGAGTAGTCCAAAGATATAGTGTCCTTTTGGTAGCGACCTTCTACTGTTGTATAATAGTAAACATCGCCTCTATGGTTAGTTTCTTTTACAAATTCAATCTTCATATAATTCGGTTTTTAAAAGTTCAAGTTCTGCATTGTTTTCTACCCATCGAGTGAAGGTGTAATCGTCATCTTCGTAATCGTAATTCTTAGGTAGTAATCTCGGGTCGTGTGGGTTTTGTGTACTGCTCCCGTCTTGCAGTAAAATGTTCCCGTAAACGTGGTACTGAAACACTTGGTAAGAGGTTAAATGTGTCATTGTTTGTGTTTTGTTTACACAAATCTACTACAATTAACAATACAAAGTGTAAAATTATTAAATTTATTTTTGCAATAATGTTGCAAATATACGTAGGATTGTACGCATATACGTACAAAGTAAAGCTAAAACTTGACTAAAATTGTAATAAAGTAAAGGTAAATCTTTACTAAAAGTAGTATTATTACTACCTTTTATAGTAACTTTTGAAAGTAAAGTTTATCGTACCCACCATAAGAATATTCAGGTAAGTAAAGCCTAAACCCACAAGAGATTAGGTTATTAGCACTTGGGAAGTTATCAAGTGTTGTGTAAGTAATTGCTATATGGCAAAAAGTAGATGCTGCCTTTAACCTGGTCTTAATCATTCGCCTTTGTATGCCTTGCCCTCTATAATCTTTTCTAACCCACGCTCTATTGAAAATGCAAATGCCTTTAGAATAAATTGAGCCGCAATAAGCAACAATTCGGCTCATATCATCAAGCATAACCCACCATTCACGATTGTACTGGAACTCGTCAGCGCAACCCTTAAAGTTAGGATTGGTATAATCTAATTCCCTTAGTTGCTCGTAGGTATCTTTATCTAATATGTTGCCAAAGCTAAATATCTTCTTGAGGCGCATTGTGTATAGTTTCTAATTTGGTTAAATAAAGTATTGCATCTTGCAGTTCCTCTTTCAAATGCGTTATCCATTGTCCTGTGCTTAAATCTGTTCTATCCATTGTAGTTCCATACTTTGATTTCCCTACAAGTTCACGCCTACGCATATCTTCTATTACTGCTGCTAATATTTTACTGTCCATTATTTGTCTGTTTTGCTATGTATCTTAAAACAAGTCTTGCACTTGAATAATATCTTTTTAACTCCTGTTGCCGTTGTGCGCCTCATTTGTATAACTAAGTCATCGCTTCCACATTCAGGGCAAGAGCCTCTATCCTGTCCGAATATAACTCCGTAATGTGTTTTAGGTTCTATGTGATTTTTAAGTGCGTTAAACACTTGCTCTAATAACACCACATCTTTCTGGCAGTACTTAATCATTTTAGCCATAGCTACTTTGTCCTTATGCAGAACAATATCCTTCCATAAGCTATACTCGGTCTTTATCTTAGTGCCAATACCTAAATAGTCAGCTATATAATTAAGCTTGTTGCTATTAAATCTAAACTTACTCCTGGCTATTTTTAGTGTATCAATAGTTGTATAAGAAGGAAACATATCTATCTTATGAAATAAACAGCGTGTTCTTATCCACGCAAGGTCGAACTTATCTCCATTATGTCCTACTAATTCCGAAGCCGTGTTTGCTACTTCTATAAAACTTTGTAGCATCTTTTTGTCGTTCTGTTTGCTATCCCATTGTAAATGGTAAACTTCTTTTTCGTCTTCCCACTTGTAACATATACAAATAATAGCACGTTCTTGAATGATGCTATCAGGACCAATATTTAGTTTATATCCAGAACTCCAAAAGAAACCGATGTTGGGGCTTACCTCGATGTCAAAGAATAGTCGTTTGCGTTTTGATTTTAGCATTATTTATTTTTTGCTGAATTTATCTATTGTGGTATAACCCATAGCAAAGAGCGTAAGATACAAGACTGCATCTACCAACTTATCGCTTGGGTTAATTTTCAATATTATATTTAAGAACAATGAAATAAAAAGACAAATGCTACCAAGCATAGCCACTACTCTTTTATGGCTAATACTATTGCTTTCGTCCGATAATAAATTAACTAATATAGTTCTAAAGTTGCTCATATAGTTTAGCTTCCGCTTCTCTCCGCTTCACTAACCCTTGCATAACTCTATCATTTGCTCGTACCCACTTTTTAAATTCTGCACTAATGCTCGGGTCTTTAGGATTAGCATTTACCTTTTTTAGCAAAGTGCTATTCTTTAAGTTTCCCACTCCTGTATTATATGCAAACGAAACTAAAGCAGAAAAATTGTTGTCGGTCAAGTTTTGTTTTATTAAAGGCTTTACTTTTTTAGCAAAATCTTCAACTATTATGTCAAGTAACTCATTGGCTCGTTCTTGGGTAATCACATCTCCTGGCTTTACTTTTGTTCCGTCAGGATACCAAGTGTTCCCATATCCGATTGTATCAAGCCCGGCAGGACATTTGTATGCCTTTAACTTGCAGCCTTCAAACTGCTTTATTAAGTCCTTTCCTGCTTTGTTTACTTCCATAATCTATTCCAATATGCTAAAATTAACACAATCGCTATTATTAGACCGATTAGAGCCTTCCAAAAGTTATTTGCAGTACTTACCTTGTTTTTATCTACAATCGAAATTTGAGTACTTTCTGTGCGATTAAACGCTATTGTATCTTTTTTAACTACGCTATTGTCGGTCTGCTTATCTTTTGTCTGGTAAACCCACTTAGTTACGACTTTGGGAACTACTATAATACTATCCTTTGAAATACGAACTGTGTCGTAAATCGTAACTTCTTTTGTAAATACTTGCTCCTTTTCTATAATCTTAGTAACGCTATCGTAAAAAGTAAGATGCACAGAGTCTATCTTAGTAGTCCCTGTGCTATCAAATCTCTTTTCGAACTTCTTAACCGAAGCGCAAGATGTAAGTAATAAGGCTAAAAGAATTAATCTCATTTAAGTTTTTTGGTCATTTTGTAATAGTACCTAATAGCCATAAGACCTGAAACGATAGCCACCAAACTTGCAATCAATGTGAATAGCGGTTGAATATCCGATAGGCTTAAAATAGCACTAACTACACTTACGATTGTTGATTGGTCTGCTTGGTGGTTATTTCCCATTATAGTTCGATGTCTTCTTGTTTGTTAAATTCTATGCCAGTAGTCCAATCTTGTAAGAAAGTGAAGTCCTCAAGACCTTGTGGATTGACTACGTTAATTATTTGAAAATCAAATTCTTTATCATTTAAGGCTTCAATATCTTTTGTCAGCTTCTTGATGCCTTCTTTTGAGAACTTGTAATTTGACTTATCATCGAGCAATAGGCAATCGTTACTATCCGTTTGCGCATTGTCTAATCTTAGTCCTTCTACTTCTGTGTTATATGCTTCGTGGTAAGGTTTTACCTTCTCATAGATGCGATATAACTTTTTTTGAGTTTTGGTGTCTTGTCCTCCAATAACTGCGTTTAAGTTACCGACAAGTTGTAATAGTTGCTTGTACTTCATTTTTGTTGTTTTAAGCGTAAATTAATGATGTTTTATTTGGGTTATGTCCACTCAAATAACTTCTTAAAGTGTTTTCATTATAGGATAATAGTTTAGATGCTTCCTTGCAAGATTGATAAAAAATACCCGTTTGAGTATCTAATACAACTTTAGAGTTTCTTTCAATACTTGCATTAATAGTTTTATTAGATATTTTATTAAAACCATTTTTCCAAGCGTGTTTTGTGTTTTCACTCGGTGTAGCCCATTCTAAATTACTAACTCTATTATCGTCTTTAATTCCGTTAATGTGGTTAATATATTTTTTATTATTTAAATTTTTAATATAGGTAATAGCAACAAGCCTATGCGCAGAATATGACTTTGCTTTACCATTATTAGATAAAGTAACTCTTATATATCCTGCCCAATTTTTATGACCTTTTATCCACCTACTATAATTATGACTCCAAACGTTTCCATCTTCTGTTATAGAATAATTAGGGTGTCCTGGAATTGCCTTCATATTGTTTTTTATTTGTAAAGATATAGTAAATTACTTAATCCAAGGTAGTGGCAAATTTACAATTGGTGGGTTTTTTTGATATTCTATCTGTTCTTCTAAATTAGTTTCTAAAGCTTGAACATCAAGTCCTGCTTCTAACCACTCGCATACTTGCTCATAAGTCAAATCTGCATAAGCAGTAAAGTCAGTTTCCGAAGGTGTAGCACAAGCCATAGTTCCATAAACTTCTGCACTATATTGTCCGTCTTCTGCTTGGTATCTGTAATGTACTGTTTTAACTACATCAGTAAGAGTGTCTTCGCTCGGTGCGGTGTCTAATTGGGATACTACCCATTTAAAAGTTGTCATATTATTTTATTTTATCGTTTAATTCTTGAATTGCTTTAATAAGTACAGGTACTATTTTGCTATAATCTACTCCCTGCATTTCCTTTCCGTCTTTTACTCCCGTTACTGCGTAGTTAATTACTGATTGTAACTCGTGAGCAATAACACCATAGTTACGAGTTTTATCTGCTTTCCATTCGTAATCGTATGTCTTAATCTTACTTACTAAATCAAGTCCGTTAAAGTCTTTAAAATCTTGTTTAAGGCGATAATCAGAAGTAATGTTGTATGATGTTGTAGTTCCATTTCCAGTTATACTTCCAATAGCTGTTCCATTATATCTAAATTCAATTTGATATTGTGTTGAATTGGTATGATTAATTGTCTGAGCCCAGTTTACACCTGATTGTGCAATAGCTAATTTGTCTCCTGCCCCTGTTGTATTACCTATACAAACAGTACCCCCACTTGTTATGCGCATACGTTCGCTACCTGCGGTTTGAAATACATTTATTGAATTTGCTGCAAAATAATTCTCTCCTGAGCCTACATTATCAATAGATATATATGTATTTGAACTCGCTCCTACTACAACTAATTTACCACCCGGAGATGTAGTACCTATACCTACGTTACCTGCTGAGGATATAACCATTTTAACGCTTGAAGGAGTAGATGTATTACTATTGGATTGATAAAATCTTAAATCAGTTTCATTAAATACACCCCAAGAACTATCTGTTCTTGTTAAAGCTATTTGTGATATATTTCCATTTGAAGCACCATCTACTATTAATTTAGCTGCCGTTACACTACTTGAGAATGTAGCTGCTCCTGAACCATTAATTGAAAGTCTATCAACATTGTTAGTTCTTAATCTTATTGTAGTATTTCCTGAACTTCCAATAGTAGTACCTCCGCTTGTTCCTGAAGTAGCCCACATTCCAAAATCATCTGTGTCAGTTGTATAAGAACTAAAACCAAATAATGTATTTGTCTTTACACTACTTGAGAATGTAGCTGCTCCTGTAGAACGTGCTAATGATAATGCAGTAATACTATTATTGATGATAACAAAATTACCTGTGCTATCTCCACCGTGTCCTATATATCCATTTGTAGTTGAACCGCCTGAATTATGAACAAAGTTTATTAGGTTTCCTTGATTAATATAAGCATTTGTTAATGTTAAACTTATATTTCCACTATCATTTCTATAAAATCTTCCTATTCCCGTTACATCAAGTTTATATGTATCATTAGTATTCCCTATTGATAAATTACCTGAAGCGTTTAACGTCATTGCTTGGGTAAAGGATATAGCGTTACCTGCCGTTCCTGAAGGAGCATTGTACCAATAATGAACACCACCATTTTGACTATAATAAGAAGCAGCAGCAGATGTTATATATTTCCAACCTGCATTGTAGTAACTATTTGATGAAAAATTAGAATCACCACTTGTTACACTTGAAAATATTGAAGAGTTTCCAACTTGAAGTGCATTGTAATTTGTAAGCGACCACGCACTCGGTGTAACTCCTAATCCTAAATTGCCATCAGAAGTTAAAGTCATTCTTGTAGCAATACCACTGCGAACAAACTCAATTGAATTTGAAGCATCAACTCCATAATGCCAAATTTGTGTTCCGCCTCTTTGTAATCCTATGTATCCATTAACAGTAAACCTTTCTCCCGGACTTGCAGTTCCGATTCCAACATTAGTACCATTATCAAAGATTTGACTATTCCCTATTGTACTTATACCTGTAAACTTAGGTAGGTAGTTAGTAGTACCTGTACCAGTTACTGGATTGGTTAAAGCACTTTGCTTATTGTTAAACGTAGTCCAATCGGTACTGCTTAAATATCCATTCTGTGAACCACTTGCTGCTTGAATACTAAAAGCACCTGTTACATTATTGTAAATTAAAGGACTTGATGCACTTAATAAACCTAAAGTAATATAGTTTGCTCCGTTAGTTAATTGGTTATTATTCGTAGGGATAGTAATAACTCCCGTTGTAGAATTGTATGCACCACTACCTGCACTAAAACTTAAAGAAGCTAACGATATATAGTTAGAAGGATTAGTGCTTAAATAAAAGTCGCCAGTGTTATTATTAGCAGCAGTACCAAAAGTTCTATAAGCTAAAACATCAGTTCCTATTACTAAGCCTAAATTAGTTCTTGCACCACTTGCCGTTGTAGCACCTGTGCCGCCATTAGCAACCGCTAAAGTTCCTACAATAGTTGAAGCCGATATTGCTAAAGGTGTAGTTTGCTTTGTATAAATAGTTCCATTAGGACTATTAGAATGTGCTACTACTCCAACTTGAACAGCATAACCCGTTGGCGGAATTGTGTTCATTAATTGTCCTGCACTATAAGGACTTAAATATAAAATAGTACCTTCCGAATAAGCTCCTGTATTCACCCCTGTAATAACTCCCGTAGATGTAACATAACCAAAACTACCCGTAGGAGTATCTGCGTTCATTAAACCAATAACGGCAGCAGTAGAGGCATTGTCAGCTTTAGCTAAAGCCACATTAGGATAAGTGTAAGTACCTCCCGATTGAATATAAACAGGCGCTCCTTTTGATATAGTACTGCCCGTATTGTTGTATACTTTTAAAACAATATTTTCTCCGATATAAACAGGAGATAAACTTGAGTCATTGTAAAAAGATAATGACTTTTGTGCAGAGTCATACCATACTAAACCTTCCGAATAAGTAGGAGCAGATATAGAAGAAAATTGTTGTTTGTTTAAACTTAATTTGTAAGCACCTAAATCAACGTCACTTGTTGCTCCCGTGTATGGAACGTAACCAGATGCACTTGCACCACCGATGTCGCTTAATAACTCAGCACCTGTTCTATATTTAATAACTCCGCTATCACTTACCAAAAACTTATCTGTATCGGTCGTTGCGTTCGGTATATTGTTAATCTGCACCTTACCATCTCCCCACACATAAAAGTACACACTTGTTGAACTTGCATTTTGTATACGCAAAGCAATATCACTCGCATTCGTTCCTGCATTAATCAAAGCACCATAAGACATTCCTGTTGTAGTACTTCCGTTAAACTGCCAAGCAAATTGACCTGCCGTTGTAAGAGCATTATATATGCTACCGCCTATGTCTACTATTCCACTATTAATAATTTGTCCACTTGTAGAACTCCATTTAGTTACATAATTCGTAGTACCTGTTCCTGTAACTAAAGAAGTAGGAAAGTTAGCAAGTGTACCATTACCTCTAATATATTGAGATGTGTTACCACTAAAAGCAAAAGATAAAGTTCCCGAAGTAGTTACTGGACTTCCTGTAATACCTATTGCATCTCCCGTAATTGATGCAGCAACACTTGTAACAGTACCTACCGCACCACTTGAACGCTGCCAAATACTTCCTGAATAAATCACATAATCTCCTACTGCAAAAGTTATAGAACCTGCACCAAAGTTAACGCTACCTGCTACATTACATATATAAACATCTCCCGTGTCTCCTGTGCCATTCGCAAGTGTAGGTGTGTTAGTAGCTGCACTCCAAGTTCCTTTATATTCCATTAAAGAACTCGGTAATTGACTAATAGGTACTTTTCCTAAACTATCTAAAGAAGCATAACCATTAGCGTTGCCCTTTTCACTTCTTAGCTGATAAGTATCTAATAAAGCTTGTGAAGGGAAAACTTCTACATAAGCAGAGCCACTCCATAAATAAAGCTTCTTAGTATCTTTAGCGCAGTAAATTACATCTGTTGTGCCAGGTGTTGGAAATGCTGCATAGTTTGTATAGAAGCTAACTGCACCGCTAAAAATAGCACCTAATTGAGCAAGTGTAATCTTCTTACTTACTCCCGTTGTCGGATTGCCAATAATAGTTAAGTCAGTTGAAGCAGGTGCTAACTCGGTAGCTAATTGATTAATCTTTTTTCCTATCATCTTAGTATGCATATATAGATGGCACGGCGCATCTATCGTTTAAGTATGGTAATTGTAATGTAATATCTATCTTAACTCCTGCAAGATAGTCAGGGTCGCTTTCTGTATAGAAAGTAATAGGTGCGTTATCTCCAATAGTCCAAACTGCTTTCGGATATCTTAACTGTGCTATAATATCCTGACCGACTAAAGTCATATCGCTAAGTACCTCTGTTTCGTTTGTCTCTTCCATTAGCATTCTATCCATAAAGTACAAGCTAAATTGATACTCTATATTCTTTGCTAAGATATTCGCACCTGTTAATGTAAAGAACATAGCCGGATAAGTTACCTCTCCGTTGCTTAAACGTTCCCACACATCGCCAAAGTAAACAAAGTTAATTTGTTCGTGGTCGTTTCCGAGTGTCGTTATTTGTTTTGTTATTTGGTTTAACGTCAGGCTCATTCTTAATTTTTTCTAAATAAACACGAAGTTTATTTTGGTTTTTTATTGTTGTTACTTTACTCATATTTAGCAGCCACTACAACCTTTGTTACCTTGATATAACTCCTCAAAGCTTTTACCTGCGCAGCAGTCATACTCTCCAAGCCAAATGCTCGTTGTATAAGCATCGTTCTCAGGGTGTATTGCATCAATGCCACTTCCAGGTTGTAAGTACTCAGGATAAGTCGTAGAATATTCTTTTAAGTATTTAATCATTCTTTGCTTGTAGAACTCAGCACGAGATTTGTATCTATTTGCTACATCAATCATATCTTGCATTGAAGGGTTCTCGGTATTCTCGCCACCCTTTCTTAACAAGCCTTTATTATAATATTGGAAAGATAAGCCAATAGGCATTTCACTAAGTACATAGTGTACTAAAGTATCTGCAATATAGTTGTCTAATAAAGTTACTTCTTCACTTGTCAAATTGTTTGCAGTAATACCTGCTTGTAAGCGATTATATAAAGCACTACCTAAAGCCGGTAAGATATAAATATCCTGTGCAGTTTTAATTTCAGGTAATACAAGCTTCTCGTCTACGTTAGCGTGTAAGCCACTTCTGTCCTTAATGTTTTGAACAGATATAAATAATGTGTTTAAACTCATTGCTATTTTCTTTTAACTATATTTGATACCCACCTATGTCTGCAACTTTCTGATATTTTACCATCATTATTCCACCAACCGCCTCGTCTATCCCATACAGAATATCCAAGTCTTGCACTCATACTTTCAATATCGCTTCTGGTATAAAACTTATTAGCTTCTAATAAATACTTGCAGAATGGTCTACTTGAAGTAATTAATGGATTGTCTTTTGCTTTTCCACTTCTATCTAACTCAGGTATCCACTCATAAGAATATCTAATTAATATCTGCGTAGTTTGTGGCTTCATAGCTTCAACAATCTGTCCAATAGGAGCAGTAAGTTGCCTTTCTACAATAACGTTTTGGTCTATTCCTTTTCCTTGCTTTACTTCGCTTGTCTTAATAAACCCCTTCTCAATTAAAGCATCAATAACACGCTTAACTGCACTTATATCTTCTTTTAAAGTGTCAGCAATTACTTCTGGAGTAATACGCTTATCCTTAGCAATCAAGTCCAATATGTTAGATTGCAACTGCGTTACATCAGCAAACATTTGAAAGTCGATATCATCGCTAAATCTTGTCTTACTTTTAAGCACATCATATGCTTGTCTATCTTCTCCGAACTCAAAGAAAACACCGAAGTCCTGCTCGTTAAATTGAGCCTCTTCGCTGCCTAACCAAGTAGATACCTCTTCGTCACTTAAAGCATATCCACCCTTAAGCATTGAACTTGCTTGTTCTCTTGTTATCTTTCCTCTATTAAAGTCTCTAATGATACGCTGCATATTTTGCCACTCACGACCTTTCAAGCCTTTAATATGCTCATTAACACTTAAAGGACTTGCTGCCATTGGCTGCTCAGTTGCTATCGGCATTCCGTATTTAGTAGGGTCAATACCAAGCTTCTCTAATATCCATTCTTTTGGTGCTACATCTTTAATGATGTTTTCGCTAAAGTCAATTCCGATAGGGTCTACTGGTTGTAGCTTTAATTCAACTTGAACTCCTGCATATTTACCAAGCATATTAAATACACCCTCTATTTGCATTTGCTTATAGCGTACATAGGTATTATTAAATATCTCGTAGCTATCACGCATCTGTTGGCGATTGCCTAATTGACCAGGCATAGCAATACCGAATAAGTCAGGACTTGTAATTTGGTGTCCGCTAAATATGTTAGTTTGTATTAACTCGTCTACTCTACCAAAGTCCTCTTTAGTTAAATCACTCGCACCCAAATCATCTACAATAGGCTTTCTTGTTACATCATTTACAAAAGCAAGTAAATACTTCTTTCCGTCTGCACCCGTATACATATTGTCGAACTGTCTGCTTACTGCACGTTTCTCGTCAGGACTTGGCTCTCCGTTTGGTAAAGTAATAAGTTTACTTGCAGAAAACCCTGTTTGAGCATTACCTAAAACGTGCTTACTTACTTCTACATCACTTTCGATATAGTTAAGCGCACCAAAATAACCAGGAAGACTATAAACGTTCATTCCTGGTCTGTACTCTTTTACATAAAGTATTTGAACTCCTTGAGGATTATTAGGGTTAAAAGCGTTGTAAATCTCAGCTTTATCTTTTCTATCTTTCCAATCTTCTTTATACCAAAACTGAGTATTATCTTTGTTAGTTCTAATCTTTGTATAATCACAATGCCATAACTCAGCTACTTGACCGCCCATTACACTCCAAATAACTTGAATATAAGCACCGCCAAATAGTTCTAAATCTAAAGCAACCTTTTTTGTTAAGTCGTTTAAAGTCTCGTCTCTATTAACTTGTTTAACAATAGCCTCTTCTCCTGCCCAACCATTGCCAACAATGTAATTCACTTTGCCTTTAATAATAGCATTGTGCTTTGCTGACTTGTTAAATAGGTCTAATAAGTATTGAGGATAGTCATTGTTTTGACCATACTGCATATACCCTTCGCCTTTTTTCTCTTTATATTCTGGTTGCTTTGCTTCCGCAAATGTCAATACTTGTATTTCCATTATTGTCTAATTGTGAATGTGCTTGTTGTTTCGTATTCTGTGAATGATATAGTTGTTCCAGATAACTCCATAATGCCACTTTCCAGCAAGTTTAAGCCTGTCTGGTTTGTATTGGTAGTACTTGCTTGTTCGTAGATTGTGTAGGTATATTGCCCGTTTAAAGCCGTATTAAAGTAACTATTTACTACGATGCTAAACTCATTAAATCTATCTTTATATGCGCTTATATCCGTAGCGTTAAGCTTAACGAATTTTATCTCAGTATTTGTGCTTCTATTCTCAAATACGAATAAATAGTTCGGACTTGTAAGCATTTGCTTTTCAGTCAATGTAAGTATTATATTTTGGGTTTGACCCTTAGTAAGTCTTATCACAAGTATAAATATAATTAGTAGCGAATGTTTGCAAAATAAAAAACCCCCGCCTAATTAAAGACGAGGGCATCTATATACAAAACCAAAACAACCTACTAACCTGCGGTTGTAAGTGCTGCTGCAACAGAAGAGTTAACTTCTGGAGCAAGGGCAGCTTCCGCACCTGTAAAGGTCAAAGTGTAACCACTTCTATCCCCTTCGGCAGTACCTGTACCTGCGCTACCGCCTGTAAGGTCTAATCCTTTAGTTTTTCCTAAGTACCAAAACTTGCCATTGTTATCTTTGGCAACTGATACAAGTCTGTTTTGAGCCAATAACAAGATTTCGTTTCTTGTGTTAGCTTGAAGTTTATTTAATACAATAGTTAATTCAGGAGCATAAAATACAGTTCCGTTTTGGATATTTGCATTTACGTTCTCAACAAACTGAGATGTACCTCTTACAAGTTCGTATTTGTAGAACTTCTTACCTGTAGCTTTTACTAAAGCGGTAATAACACCACTTGCTTCGGTTGTAGAAGTAACATCTGCTGCTGCTATAAAATAAACCTCAGTAATACCACCTAAACTGTCTTTGCAGTCTAATGTATAATTTTGGGTTAAAGCACAAGCCATTATTGTTGAATTTAATTAATTTGAAAAAAGTGGGTAGGTATATTTCAACCTACCCTATAAATTATGCAAGAACAAACTTCACAGTCTCGTCAGGGAATGCGATGTTTACACCATATTTAAACTGAGATACGAAACGTACTTGGTCAGCTTCTTTAGCATAGAAAATTTCAAACTTTTCTTCTTCATTCAATAAGTCTGTACCTAAGAACATATTGCTTAAACGCATAGCATAAATCTTATTGCTTCCGTTAAGACCTGCAACTGCTACAACTTTGATTGTAGTACCTGGTAAGATAAATTCGCTATCAGCTTTCACATCTACATTGTAAGAGAAGCTATTAGCATTCTTAAGTGCGATTGTGTAAGTGCGGAATAAATCTTGACCACAGAAGATAGTCATATCATCAGCAGCTACTACTTTAGCAGGGATTGCTTGGTAAACACCATCAAAGATAGAGATTACGTTAGCAGCAGTAATAGAAGATAAAGGAGCGCCAGAGATATAAGTTGAAGCGTTAGCAGCAACAACACCTGAAGCAGCACCGATTAACTTTACAAAACCATCGAACTTGTTTAAGTTTACATTACCAGAAGCGGTATCTCCTAACCAAGTCGCAGTCTCTAATTGAGCAGCAATAGTCTTAGCTTTCTTATCGCTATACTCTTGCTCGAAAGGAATAGAGTCATAGCTTGAACCAGTAGGTAAAGCTTTTTGTAAATACTTAGCTTCAAGGTCTTTAGGACATAAAGCTTCGTTTACTTTGATTTTACCAGGAGTTACAGTTCTTTGAGTGAAAGTTGTAGCACCAGAAGCATTAAAGCCACAAGCAGAACCATCTTGGAAGATAGCATCTGTGTCCATAATGTTGATTTTCTCGGCAGATTTTACACCTACCATAACGTTACCTGCGCTCTTAATAAGAGAAGCAGTTTTTGCACCTAATACAGATGAAGTTACAAGTAGAGCTTCGTTTTCCTTTGTATAGTTGCTTAATGCAGATACATCAAATCCCATTTTATTTTATTTTTATTTGTTTAATAAAGCGTTTCTAAATTTCTCAATTCTATCGTACTTCATATCGTGTGTAGTTACGTTAGAACCAAATGTTTGTTTCGGTTGCGCAATAGGTTCAGCGTTAGGAGTCTTAGTAAGTGCTTCTATAAGTTCAGCTACTTGACTAAAGCCATTCTTAACTTTTGTCTCTAATTGTGCTACTTGTGATTTTAGGCTTGTGTTTTCAGCAACTAAAGCAGCGATTTCGTCTGCCATTTGTTGGTCTAACTTCTTACCCATTTCAGCAGGTGCTTCCATAGGTGATTCCTCTGGCATAAGGTCTTCTTTAGGAGAAGCGATTTCAATAATCTTACCTAATTCGTCTACTTGAATTGTAGTTCCGTCTGCTAATTGGTGTTCGCCCATTGGTGCAGGACTTCCGTCTGCTAATGTAACATCTCCGCCAACTGCAAGTTCGCTAATCATAACCTTTGTACCATCTATAAGGCTATATTCTGCGAATGTAACAGGTACTTCCTCGATAGGTGCTTCAGCAGGAGCAGGTGCTTCTACTTGTGGCATATCTTCGAATAAAGCCCTAATTTGCATAATTGCATCTTTTGCGTTCATCATTCTTTTTGTTTAAATATTAATAAAAGATTTTGTTTATCATTTAACCTTCTGCAATATTTCCTTTATTGCATTCATAAGTTCTTGCTCTTTGCTCATTTGTGTTTTGTAGGTAAATAACCCTTCTACACTAAAGCCTTTGAATTTACCATCTTTAACATCGTTCCATACTTTTGGATTGTCTACTTTAAAAGAACCAAACCACGAGCCGTCAGGTGCATCTTCAAAACCTTTCATTGGTTGAATGCCTCTACTTGCATCTGTAATAAAGCTTTCAAACATAGTAACACCTTCTACCTGTTGTTCAGGAGAGTGCATTAAGTTTACGTTTGATTGGTAGCCTCTTTTGAAAAACTTTTGAGCAATCTTAAAAATGGTATCTTTAGAGAATACCACATAATAATCGCCATAAGTAGCATCACTCCTAAAAATAGGCACATCAGCCAACATAAGAGGACCACTAATGATGTGCTTGTCTTCACTAACCACTTCAAAACGTTGCTGATTTTTAAATGCATTCCAATTCTTTTGTATAGCAGGTCTGTCAACTAATGCAACGTAATCTACTTCTGCATCGTCATTCATATCCTCGCTTATGTCTAATAAGTAAACAGGTAAGTCCATATTTGTAAATATTAAGTGTTTTAAATTGTTATCATTTAACCAAATCTTGCCCTTTGCTGAATAGCTGCAATTCTTTGTTGGTTACTCGTTACATCGCTCTCTACAACATAACTTCTAATAGCTTGGTTGCCAATAGCGTTAATTGTTTGAGTACTTAGGTTTGTAGTTGCTGCTTGTGGTTGTGCAGGTGCAATAGGGGCTGCTGAATTTAAGCTTGGTGCAGATGCTCCGCCGCCTACACTACCTTCGCCTCTTGCAGAAGGGATATTTGTAGATACAATCTTCTTAACGTTCATTAAACCTGCTGCAACTGTGGCTGCTGCTGCTATCTGTCCGAATGGTGGTGGATAAGTAGCCAAAGCTTTAGTCGCACCTTCATAAGTAGACATAACTGCTTTAGCAACTGCGATAGCCTTTCCTGCAACACTATTTTGGTCTATAATACCTGCAACTGCATCAAGTGCTGCCATTGCACCTTGCTTTTGTAGTTCAAGTTCTTTAAGCTTATTTTCAGTAGCAATCCTATCAATATCAGCTTGAGCCTTTGATGCTTCTTGTTGTGCTTGTATGCCTTGCAAAGCAAAGTTAGTCGTAGTAGACATAACCTTCATTTGACCGGCTATTCTTTCATTATCTATCTTCTCTTGTTCAGCTTTAGCCTTCTCTTCTGCATCTTTTTTATCTTTAGCAATCTGCTCCTGGCTTACTAAGTTATCTTGTGCAAGTAATGCTCTACGTTCTTGTTGAGATTTTAATAAGCTATCAGTTAATTCTTGTTTCTCTTTTAACTTCTTATCGTTTTCCTCTTTGCGTTTAGATGCTGCTTCTTTTGAAGCATCTTCTCCTTTCTTAGCTGCTTCTTGTAAGTTATCATTAATACGTTTCTGCTCTTCTGCTGCTAATACATCACGTTCTGTCTTTAGTTGTCTAAATCTTTTCTGCTCTTCGTCTGTTAGCTTACCAGTTGTACTTAAACGTTGTCTTAATGCGTTTAACTCATTTTCTCCTTGTTGCTGCTTTAATTGATATATCTCTTTTTCCTTACCACCTTGTGCAGTAAGTACTTTAATTCGTGAGTCAATAGCTTCATTTCCACGCTTTGTTGTTTTCTCTAAAGAAGCCAAAGCACGTTCTGCCTGAGATGTAACACCTACGAAATCAGTAACCTTCTCAATAATATTGCCAAAGAATGAAGCTACTTTACTAAGTCCTGGTATAAAGTCAAGCACTGCTTTTTTAACCTTATCAAAGTTTGCAGCTACAAGCCCAATGCCTATTGCTAAAGCACCAATGCCAGTTGCAATTAAAGCCCCTCTTAAAGTAGAGAATGCACTTACTACCTGAGTTTTAATAACAGTACCTAATTGCTTAAAGCTATCTATACTTTCTCCTACTGCTTGTAAGCCTTGAGATAAAGCCATTGCAGATTGTACTTTAACTAAAGTTTTCTGCAAGTCCTCGTTCTCCTTACCAAATAAACCTACTGCGCCCTGCAAAGCACTAAAGCCACCGGCTACACCACTAAGCGAAGCAGTTAAAGCTTTAAACTTAGCATCTGGATTAAAGGCATCAATTAAACTTTTAGCATCTCCTATTCTGTCTTTAAGTTCTGCTGCTCTTTTGGCTGCTTGTACGGCTTCCTTACTACTTGCACCAAATTGCTCAGATAGTTTTGTTACCTCAGCAGTAGCTTCTCTTAACTGCGATTTTAACGAGCCTAATGCTTGGTCTTGGTTACCACCGACCTGTATATTTATACCTACGTTCTCTTGTGCCATTAATATTCTGTTTCTATTACTTTAAGGAATGATAGTTTAGTAGTATTGTATTCCATTGGGTTAAAGTTTTCAACTTTGTTAAGCCTAAACAATACCCCGTCTATCCATATGTACTTACTAAAATCTAAGTTAAAAATGTCTACAATATCCAATAAACCATAGCAAGTTAATAGCTTACTATTCTTACTTGTAATCTCAGCAAGATAAGGACTATGATAAGCATTAAATATGTTTACAAATGGATAAGTACTTGGACTGAATTGCAGTTCTTTTGGTGCGCCAAAGTTAATGTCGTTTTGTGGGTTAATCGGGTCGTCTAAATGTCCTGCATAACCATAGCTTGTATAAGAACCTAAGTTAGTTGCTCCGTTCATTATGCTCCAACTATTAACTCCAGTAATCTTTTTTACCTGCATAATACGGATAATGCTATCCATTCTATCTTCCGAACTATTCGTATTTGACTTCTTATAGATTGCAGGGAATACTTTGTCTTGTCCTGTTGCTTGATAAAGTACTGATGCAGCAAATATAAGTTCTAAAGTGTCGGTTTCTTTTACGAAATCGAACTCGGTGTCGTATATGAAATCTCCATATCCTTCTGTATACTTCTTACGATAGTTTTCGCCATAGTAATCATTATCTGCTTTGAACTTATAGTTATAGTAACGAGCATTAATTTCACTCATTGGCTTAATGCTTAATGGCTTTGACCTATCTATCTTGTTAGTCCAATCTTCTGCATTAGCTGATGTATTAGGATAGAAGTCCACAAACGGACTAATAACCAGTTCTTTGTCGTTAAACTTATTCTCATAAACGTAAAGATTAAACATTTTAACTATGCTCAAAAAGAAATCTCTTTGGAATATACCTCTTGGTATAGTTTCGTTTATTTTAATTCCTTCTCCTAAGTTAATCTGTACTTGTGTAGGTGTAGTAGTAGTTATATAAGTCCTTCCGTAATCAATGTCAACTGTCATTAAACTTGCTACTAAACGAACATAAAAAGTGTCTCCATTATTAAATGTAATATTATCAGTTTGTATAGAAGAACTAATAACATTATTAACACTTGCATCAAAATCTTCTCTTCCTATCTGTGTACCATTTTTATATAAAACTACTGATATATTAGGTCTAAAAGTCTCAAAACTTGTAACGATTAAGTCAAGTGTTATAGCCATATTTGTTGTAAGGCTTGTTCCACTTGTATAAGTAAATATATCTCCTGCAAGATTAGAACTGAAGCTACCGGCAGTTATTATTGTATATTTTACGTTTCTACTACCTGTTAAATTAACGCTTTCTATATTAGCACTTGCACTAAAGCTTGTATTGTTTAGAGCAGTAATAGTAGTTTGATTATGCGGTATAATTAAACGCTTAAATAAAGCACTATCAAAAAAAGAGCAATTAAAAGTATAATCTGTATCTGCAAATATCTTATCTACATATTGCTTTACATATAAAGCAGGTCGAAACGTTGTATATTGAAAGTCCTTCTTAGCAGTTCCGTATGCTCCAGTACTCACGTTTCCGTAATCAATAAGCGGATAGTAATACCCTGAGCCTCCAGGATTATCCCAACTATTAACAATATTAGCTACGCTATAAGTATGGTCATATGTGCTGAAATCTAAATCTTCTAAACGCTTATTTCCTAATTGGTTAATAAAACCACCAAGTTCTCCAAAAACACTACATTGGTATTCAATAGTTTCTTTGTCTATAACTATTTCCAATATTCGTAAAGTACCCTTAAATATCTGTACTTTGTCAATAAAGATTTTGCAGTTAGCTTGTTTTGTTACATTGTAGTTATATCCTACGTTCGGAAGTGTGTTGTCTGTGAAGTTAGCATTGTTAAGTTCAAAGATGTAACCAAATACTAAGTTATTTGTTGCAGTTCCTGGTATGCTTATTGTTTTGCTAAAAGAAGTATTGCGACTACCAAACTCACTTACATCGTCAATGGCATAAGTGAACTCAGTAGATATATCTTGTAATAAATCAATCTTCCTATCTTCTATATAAATCTCAGTACTAATCATTATCTGAATTGGCTTGTTAAGTATTTACCTACTTCTATTTCAATCTCAAAGTTAAATAGTTTGTCTGCACTTTCTAACTTATACTCGTAGTTAGTTGTTGTTATAGTGACAGGGAAATAAGCACCAAGTACTTCCATATACACAATAGGACTCGATACAAGCTGAGATAACCACGCATAATCTTGCTCACTAACCCAATCAGAAGTAAGCTTATATTTATCCTTATGCTGAATAGCATAGTTGAAAGTCGTTTCGTTATATCTGTTGTATCCATCTATGTTTGTCATTTGTCCACCACTTAGCTGCCAATCGCTGCGCCTGTATGATGCTCTTTGATATTCGCTTGACCTTCTATTAACAAGTGCAAATTTCTTTGTATCCCAACCGCCAAGCCTATTTAAGAACTCTAAGTTAAATTGTTGGTATTTAGGATAGCACTTTTGTCTTATCTTAATTACCCTTGTTTGTGCAGTTCCTCTTTTTAAATAGAAGTTATAGCCATAAGTATTCTCGTCTATAATCGTTCCACTCGCCCAATTATTTATATGCTCCGCTTGTAAGTTAAATAAGTTAAACTGACCGCTTAAAGTAATATTTCCCGATACTGTGTTTGTAACCGCATCTCCTGGTGCTAATACTTCTACCCAAGCAGAATAACCGCCTGTTGCTATGCGTAAGAACGTAATGTAAAAGTTATCTCCGTATTCAAGCGTAATGTCATCTGTATCACGCTCAGTCAAAAAGTCATCAGTAAAGTTTTCTAATAGTAAATTATCATAATAAGACGATAGCACTAATGGTGTCTGGTTCTTGACAAGGAATATATCTGCGAACAATGGTGGCACAAAATTGTAAGCTGAATAGCTGCCAGATGCTAAGTTCGTTGTAGTAACTCCACTAACCTCTTCTCCTATTCTCACATCATAGTCTACTTTAATCTTATCATTTGAAGCTACAAGTATTGAAGTTCCTGAAGGCTCGAAGTAGTTAGTAACGAAGCTACGCACCATTGGAGATGCGTTAAATACCCCATAGCTACCTTCTGCACTTGGAGAAGGGAATACTTTTGACCTAATTACTTGGCTTCCGTTTATATATACATCATATACGAACTTAAAGTTAGTAGTTCCGCTATTCGTAGAACTTGATACGAACCACAGATTATCGTGCATAGACGAATATGGTGCAGGACTACTTGTTATTGTTATTGCCATTCTTACTCTCGTTAATTGTTTGCTTTATTTGTATTTGAATATCGCCACCTACTGCAAGTGCTATATTATCAATAAATTCTTTATTAAATACTTGTGCTACTGCCCTATCAAAGTAGTGAGTAGACTTAATACCTTTTGTGTGTATGCTTTTAGCTATTGCCCAAGCTAAAGATTTCTTTGTATCTATCGCTTTGGCTTCTGTACCAAGTTTTCTATATTTTTTAACCGATACAGATTTTAACTTGTTATATTTTAGCCAACCTTCGATAGCAGTAACATTTACTGCTCTACTTGTAGCTTTAAATGAATAAGGTGTTTTATTATCTGCTTTAACGTTTTTAGTACCCTTAACCCCTTTATTGACAAATTGAAAGTATTTCTCTTGTTCGCTCCCATCTTCATAACCTAAACTTAAAACATATCCAGTACCGAACTTGTATATAACAGGTTGTGCCGGGTCTGCTAATTTGCCCGAAGATGTAATATTATCCTTGTCTAATATCTTGACAATGGTATCGTTAAACTCCTTTCCGTAAAGTGCAAGTGTTTTCTCTAATATAGGCAAATCTTTAGCCTTTACTACATTATAGGCAGTATCGCCAACACTTTGTAAAAAGCCTTCCCTTATTGCTTGTATTTGCTCCTTAGTTATACTCACGCTAATAAATATAAGGAAGGTCTAAAAATAACTAACCCCACCAAAATTGGCAGGGTCGTGTCTTATTTCAGTTTCCTTTGCTGCTCCTTATCGTAATCAGCCTTAGCCTTTAGATAGGATAGCGTATTTAAGAATTGTATTGTTGTAAGTTCATAGCTTTCATCAACTGTGATATTTTCGTGGTCGGCAACAGATTTGGCGCAATACTGCCATCCAAAATCTCGCATAAAGTTTGAACCCCCTTTTGTGCCAACTCCAAACTCATTCCCTGAGTCATCATTTCCTTGACCAAATAACCCTGAGAAACTTCTATCCAATTTCTGTATACTTGATAAAAAAAAACAACCGAATGATAAATATGTATAAAGTTTGATGCTTGTAAGTCTTCTGCGTATTCGCTATGCTTTGCTGCATCATACTTCTCGTCTATCCACATTCCATACCAGGTTTTGCGTTGAGGCATAACCATTGATGCTGCTAACTTATGAAGATTAGCTACTAATTCAGTACTAAATACTTTAGTCTCAATATATCTGGCTGCCTTCATTTGCTGCACATCATATACGAACCTATATCGTTTGCCGTTTACTTCGGTATACTTAACCGGCTTACCTTCAATCTTATCGTCTAAGAAGCTCAAGGTTGACCTCAATTTATTAAACTCACTAACACTAAGGCTATCTACTTGCGTGTCTGTAAGGTTATTTAAAATGCCAACAAGCTTACTTTCTACATCTAAGGTAGTCCAATCCTTTTCCGGCTTAGTAACTATTGGATATATCTGTTGGTACTGCCATACTGTTAATTCGTTCCAAGTCATTTTCTTAGTTTTAGCATTATCTCATAAGCAATATGCCCACCTATGTAGCATAACGCTGCCAAAGGTAAGCAAATTGCAAAGAAGTACAATATTTTTATTACTTTAATGATACGGCTACACTTGTTGTGCTACTCTTAGCAGGAGGGTAAACCCTTGTAACCTCTCCAGTAACTCCGTTAATGATGTCAAGACCTTGATGCGGAACTTTCTTTAAGAAGTCTTCCATATCCTTTTTGGCTTTAGCTGCGCTATTGTACTCGGTCATTATCTCCTCGTATGCAGGACTTTCGCATTTACTAAAGTCATACTTAACTCCGACCTCACGAATGTTGAACTTAGCACTCATATACTCAAAGTCCTTGCCATTTAGTACGGCTGCTTGTAATACTGCATCTTTATAGTCCTTATTTGCCTTAAGGGTTTCTAGCATATCCTCTAAGGCTTTAACCTGGAGATGTGTTTTTAATGGGTCAAGTTCTCCTGCGTTTAAGCGTTCAATTAATTGGTAAGTAAACTCAGTCCTTTGTTCTTTTGTTGTTTCGAAGATTTGTTGTAATTCCATTGTGTTATTGTTTAGGTTATATAATCCGTCTTTTTCGTCAGCTTCCATAATGTCTATTATGTATTGCTTTTGGCTCATATTGTTTCGGGTTTGTAATTTTCAATGTCAAAAAAGCCAACTTTTGACTTATGTTCTGGACTTCTCATTCTACGCTTTGCAGGTTCATAACCTTTCTCTTTGCAGTAGGTAAGTATCTCTAAGTAAGTCGCATCTATATTAGACATCATTATACTAATCGGCTCACTTGCGTAGTATTTGTCTATGTATTCTTTTGTGCTTTGAGTCATTGTGTTTAATTAAATAGTCAGTTAAAGCTGCCATTACAAAACCTGTTGTAATTAGCAGAAGGCAGATAGCGTAAATCATTTCGAGTAAATGTCTTGCAGTTGTCCAATAAGATAACAAGCTGCTACTAATACTGCTAAAAGTTGTGCGGTTTCTTTTTTCATTGTGTTTGGTTTAGTTAAATTTATTATGCAGAAAAGCTTTCGTCATTTTCGTCATAGATAATGATTAAGGTCTTTTTGTATTTTGGACTTAATCTATTGTAAGCATCTTCAAAAGATGAAGCTTTTAATTTGAATTGTCCAAGACCGAATTGGGTCTTAATGTGAATAGTAAATTCTTGTAGCTTTTTCATTGTGTTTTGTTTAGTGTGTTAAATTGTGCGTTGAATAGTCGCACCCCTATTTTCGATTGCTTATTTTCTAAAAGTTATTTTTGCTTGTTTACCTTCTTCTTCTTTTAACTTATGTGTAATTGTAATAAAATCTCCGTTAAAATGTGTATAAAAATCTTCTTCTACCTTTTTACCATACCAAGAAAAACTATCACAAGTAGTGTATCTAACTAAGGCATTTTCGCCATATTTGTTTTGTAACTCTTGTAATTCGCTGATAATTTGTTTTAAAGTTTTCATTGTGTTTTGTGTTTGTGGTTAATTGATATATCAAATATACAACCTTTTCACATTCCACAATCAAATTGTGAAACTTTTTTCTAAAATTGTGATTAGCGGTAAATATTAAGGATAAGCGGTAAATTATAGGAAATTGTACCTACCCGTGCCACGCTTAAGGCTGAAGTTCTGCAAAGCTAATGCAAGAGCAGTTACCGCATCATCGTGAAAGCCTGAAGGTGCTGAGTACTTTACCCCAGTTGCCGTGTACTGATACTCAAATACTTCTAACTCCTGGCTTATTATGCCCTCAGGATAGCCTATTTTCCCTTGATGTATCGCAGCTTGTAAGCCTTCCATAAGTTGTTGCTTACTTGAACTTGTGAACTTTAAGCCTTGTATCATTACCCCTTCTCTTTGTAGGTCTTCGAGTATCGGGTCTCCAACACCCGTACTATCGACAAGGATAGGGCATTTAGGCAGCCTAAGGATAGTTTGCTTGGTATTGTGCCAATCCATTTGGAAGCGGTCAAAATAAGCTACATTTCCGTCTTCGTCTAATCCTACTATAACTGTCCAATCGACAGATTTTGCTAAGTCAATTCCATAAGCCACTACGGGCATTGTTGTTACTGGGTGTATGCACTTTCGAATATGTTGGCTACCAAATGGGTTAGCTGCGTTTTCGGCAGGGTTTGCCATATACTCCTGCTCAAACACAACCTCTGGGAGTTGCTTCCTTGCATCGTCTATTTCGTTAGGGTCTATATATGGGTTATCGTATGTCGTAAACTTAAAGCTTTGCCAATCGGGTTCTGCTTTGCTAAACAAACTAAAGAAGTAGTTTTTACCTTTAGGGGTGCTTAGGAATATTGCTTTACCCTTATAGTCTGTTAAGGTAGGTCTTATTGAATTGAGCCACCCGTCTTCAAGATTAGGTATAAAAGAAGCTTCGTCTATTACTGCTAAGTGAAACTTTAAACCTCTAAGATTGTCTAACCTTTCGCCTGTAAAGAAGCGTATACTGCCACCCGTAATAAAAGTAATTACCAGGTCGCTCTCGTTCTTAGAGTATATCTCCAATGGTAATAGGTCTACTATCTCCTTAAAGAATATTTTACCTAATTGATAAGTAGGTGTAATGTATGCTACACGCTTTTTATTAACCGCAGTTTCTATGCTTATAGTTTGGCTAATCAATGACTTGCCAAATCTTCTACCTGCCATCATTACAATAAACCTACTATCGCAGTCAAGTACTTGCTTTTGCGCTGGGTGTGGGTTATGTAATTTCAAGCCTACTGTTTGCATTATCTATCGTAAGTTATTTTAATCTCGCTTACTTCGTGTTTGTTCTCGGACTTCTCTACTAAGCTATTCAATCGCTGAGTAATGCTTGGATTGTATACCCCTGCCATACCACCTTCGATTTGGTCTTGTCTAATTGTTTTCCTAATACGCGAACAGATACTACGAAAATCTTCATAAGCACCATCTGTGTTAGCAAAATATCTATCTATATTACTCACAACTCCTTGATTGTAACAATAGTTTTCAAAGCCTTCTATCGTTAAAGGTCGCTCTCTTAATCTATAAACTTCGTCACCATCTTTGCCTACGAAGTCGTGTACTTTAATAGGATTGCTTTTACAATACTCGCAATACTCAGTAAAGTATTGAAGCATTAACTCAGGAGTTTCTATTGCTTTATGTCTACCCATCTATCTTGTTTTTATAGTGCTGACATATCCTATCCATTACAGATAAGTAATATGTGTTAAAATCTTTATATCCTTCGTTGTCTTGTTCGTATGTTCTGTATAAGATGCCTCGTAGTCTTTGGCTTGGTGTCTTGAATGTGTCAGGGTCTGCCTTTAAGTTTTCTACGATGTCTTGCTCTTCTTTACTAAATGGCTCTTCTTTAATTGCTAAGTAACAAAACTGTTGGTTAAGCTGAAAAAGTGAAGCAGCAACTTTAGGGCTTAATTCTTGGGTTGCTAATGTAAGCTTGATTGTCTTGTCTTTGCGTGAGGCTATGCTCTCTATTTGACTTGATAATAATATCATAGTATTCCATTAATTATGTCGTTGGCTTCGTCTATTGCGTCTTCTTGGTCTAAGTAAGTATCTACGTCTTCTATGTGCTTATTGATTAAAGTCTCAGCCATATTATATGTATAGTGTCCAATAGTGGTCATATCTTCACCATTCTTACCTGTATCGCATACTGCTAAGAAGTAACATTTATGAGTAATCAATAGCCAAAGTGCGTTTAACTTTCTCATCTGCCTTGACCTTTATATGCTTTTGGTCTTGGGTTATGCTTATTATAGGACTTCTTTGCAGAGCCTCGCTTTCGCTTTCCGAAGTTTACTTTACTGCTATTCTCTTTAATCTTTGCCATATAATTTGCTCCAAGTTGTAGGAAGTGATAAATCTTTTAATTTGCTATATCCTTTTGTTTTAAAGTAGCTATCCCATTCGTCTTGCTCCTTGATGTTAATATGTCCCCATTGTTCGTCAAAGCCAGGAACTCTTTGTGATGTGCTACTAAACAAAATGTAATTAGGCTCTATCTTACTAAACAAGTAATCAAGTTCTTTATCGGTCATATGCTCTGCCGTCTCTATAAAGTTAAGTAAGTCAGTAGTAATAGGCTCGTCTATTATTTCTATATAGGCTACGTTCTGCTTCATATATTCACGATGCGACTTAAATATCTCAAAAGCTACAATGTGATACCCTGCTTTAAAGTAAGCATCGCTATAAACTCCCGTTCCTGCTCCGTAATCTAATACAGACACAACAGGTAAGTATTCAATCTGTGAAACAGTATTTCTTGCCAAGTCCTTAAAAAAGTCATTGTGCATTCCTATTCCGTTGTTAAGTTCGTACTCTAAGAACTCTTGTTCAGTTAATAGCATTATGCGTATATAAAATTAGTATTGTTCTTTAATTGGTTTGTTAATCTTTTATATAAAAAATCTTCATTTTTATTAATTGTTTCGGCTGCTTCTTTTATAGTATAATAATAAATATGCGTTTGAGTATTTAATATCAGCCTACCATTTCTGCCACCTATACAAGAATGATATATATTTTCTTTTTGAGTACAAAATTCTAAATTTTCTAATTTATTATTTTGTTTATTAAAATCCTTATGATTAACAACCTGGTCAATATTTGTGCCATAAAATGCTTCAGCTACCAATCTATGAACTAAATATTGTTTTCTATTATTATGAGTAAAATTTACACAATAATATCCTTTTGTAGTTTTAATTGGTATTAAAAGCTTTTCAGCTATTACTCTTTTATTATTACCAATTTTTACTTGTCTTGATAATGACTTAACATTACCTAAATTGCTTACTTGGTATACTCCTTCATAACCTTTAATATCTTTCCAGATTTCCATTTGGTATATTTTTTAAGTGTATTTCCATTATTTCTTCCTTAGTCCACCTATTCTTAAAGTCATAATCATAATGACAATTACGACACATTGCGCATAAATTGGTAATATGGTCTTGCTCCTCTTTTCTTTTACTACCAAACTTTGACCTTGCAACTATGTGTGCTATATCAACCGCTTGACATCCACACACTTCACAGGGAACGAAGTCACTTGTTTTATACCCCATTCCCTGCAAATATATTTGTGTGTGTTTTTTCATACTTTTCCCATTAAATAATTCTTTTGTTAAAAAATAATTTAAGTATGAAATATTTTGCCGATGCCACTAAGTTCCTTAATAACATCTGGATTATTGTCTTTATGTACCTTAATTCCTAAACTCTTTACCTTTTCAACTTTAGCCTTATTGCTTCCTGTTGCATAAACTCTTCCTTTAGGTATTCCTAATTTTGATGCCGTTGATAGCATTCCGTCTACGCTTTGTCTTGCCGAAATTATATAAACTACCTTACCTGCTCTTACATCACTTTCGGCTTGTGCTTTACCTTTATCTGTACTAAGAACATCATCGTAGTCGTAGCTTACTTTTTCGGCAGCATAAGCTCCACTTGCCAGGATTGCCTGCCATACCTCTATCGCTTTAGCTTCGGTAGAATATACGCACCCACCATTCCCGATGCGCCATTTTCCGTTAGAACATTTATATATTGGCATCTATTAGTTTTGTATAAATATACTTTCTGTCTAAATTTATCCCCTCAAAGTTATATTTCTTTTGGCAGAACTCAAATAGTTTTTGTCCGCTTTCCTTTCTCATATCCGCATCGCTTACTAAATCTCTTATGTGTCTATACCAATCTTTCTGGCTTTTAACGTAATGAACTGGCATATCTAAATAAGGATTAACGTGGCTAACTATGGCAGGGTTTTTTTTAGCAGCAGTTTCTAATACTTTAAGATTTGACTTCATAGCATTGAACTTATTATCTACCAATGGAATAACTGAAATGTCGGAGTCAGTATAAGCACCCATATATTCTGTAACTTTTGCATAGTTGTAGATAGTAGGGTTAAGCTTTAATCCACAAGTGAAGGCATCAATCATTTTATCCCATATATGCTTTTCTGCATCATTATATCCTGCTATCACAGTTCTTATATTCATACCTTGTAGCCTTTTAAACGGCTGCCTAAGTATCTCTAAATCTCGTTCGTGCGTTCCGCTTCCGCTCCAGAATAATCTTATTTTGTAATCTTCGGTCTTGTTATCTGTAAACTGCTCCTGCCCGTATGGAAGTGCATTTGGTAAGATGTGTACGTTTTTATTGTAAGGACTTATCTCGTCTGCTAACCTTTCGTGAGTGCAAGTGCAAAGGTCAGCTATTTGTAAAAAGTCGGTAATCTGTTTGCCTATGTTATTGTACTTGTATCTCCAATAAAGAATGTGCGTTTCACTAAGTTCCCAATGGTCGTCATTATCAACAACTAATTTAAAGCCATATTTTGTGCGCCAAGTATTCATTTGTTCTGCCGTAATCTCATTAAGCATTCTATTCATAAGAACAATATCCCACCCTTGCTCAAGTATTTCGTCATTAAGTACGTCAGTAATTAAAGCGTATTCTTTTTGCATATTAACAATAGGCATCATAATTCTATGATAGCCTACTCCACTATTAGCTGATGTTATACAAAGTATTCTCATTATGTAGTACAGGCACAATCATATGCCGGATTTATGTTATCTAAATCAAATTCCTTAAACAAGTTATTCTGTGATATGCTTTTAAGCGTTTCTATTGTTACTCCATTAAAGTATGTGTATTTGCTATTTTTTTCGTCATTAATCCATTCGTCTGCAAGTTCTGGGAACTCCCTTAATATTGCTAAGATAGCGTTTTTTCCTTTCATAAAACACAAAGTGCAGTTACCTAAGATAGAAGGTATTTCCAAAGTGTAAGGCTTTTTGCTCCAATACTCATTTACTATTTGCTTAGTAACTTTGCTTTCAAACAAAGGGAACTTATCGTGTACCTTCTTAAATCTTTGAGTACGTCGGCTAACTCGCATTGGCTCGTCATATCTAAAGCCTACTAGGTTTTCGAATTCTCTTATCCCTATGCTTCTTAAATATCTTTTAGCCGTTTTAATCTTTAATTCTATTGTGCAGAACCTTTTGAACTGATTAGGTAATGCTTTATTCTTTTTTAACATTCCGTTAAAGCCACCTTCATAACTTATTCTTGTTACTGGTATGTTTTCAAATGCTTCAAAATCATTAATGAATTTATAGGTCTTAGGGTGTTCCCTCATAGTATCGCAGAACAATACAATGTCTCCTGGCTTATATTCTTTGATAGTCATATAAGCAGAAGTTTTGCCACCGCTAAAATTAATTACCCTTTGCATTACGTTTCTTTGGTTTAGGTTGTAAGTCGTACCATTCGTAAAGTCTTTTAATCATATCAAAAATACAATGGCTGCACCATACTGTCAATATGAAATCTGAGTTCATATACTTTCGGTATATATGCTCATACATTTTTAAAATTTCTAAATCTATATTACGTACATATCCATTCTGCACCATTTCGTAATTAGGTCTATGCAAGTCTAAATAATTTCTGTGTTCTATTTCCATAAATTCCACATTATTTTTGAAATCATTGGGGCAACTGCTCCTGGTATAAATACAAACGCAATAACATCGGTACATAATACAGGTAGTAAATATAAAGCCAATCCTGTCCAAGCTGCTAAACAACTCGTGCAACTGAAAGGCTTGAAATCTAATTTCCATTTTCTATGGAATTGGTGTATCTCTACAAAAAATATTGCAAAGCATATCGCTGCGATAATTATCATTTGCGTAATTGTTTTTTTAGTTCTCGTTTAGTTAATTTTAGTTCCCTATGAATTGACATATACGGAATACCTGTAACCCTGCTTAGTTCTTTAGCGTTGCAGTTATGCTTAATAGCGTACACTCTTAAAAGTTCCGCTTTGTACCAGTGCATCTTTGATAGTTCGTCTTCTACTTTGTTTAGTAAATCTTCGTCTCTATCGTGTACTATTAATTCTACTTCTAAAGGTTTGCGGTATGTCCTGTAAAATTGGCTCGTATTACTTTGCATCATATTAATCATAGTTCTAACCAAATAGAACTTTAATACGTTGCGTGTGCGCATATCAATTAATCGCTCCTCGTCCATTTCACATAGCACCTTAAATAGTTCGCTTCTTAAATCGTCTCTTAAATCTTCAGGCTGCATTTTGTCTATTGCTTCCTTTAGTTCTCGGCTTTCCCAAAGTTCTAATATGATGCTATTCTTGTTCATACTCCTTTAAGGTTAGTTTGCCGTTCTCTTCGGTTGCTATATAACAAAAACAATTTGCCGTTTTTGCTAAGTTTAAAAAAGCTATTTGGTAGCTGCTAAGTTTATCTCCTATTGCTTTTGTCTCGCAATAAACCGCTACTCCGCTTTGTGTGTGGAAGCCTACTACATCTGGAACACCTTTTAAACCTATGAATGTGCGACCCCTAACCGCAAGATTGTTATTGCGCCATACAAAGCACCCGTTTTTGTTTAGGGTTTTTATAGCTTCTTTGGTTAATTCGTTTGCGGTCATATTACAAAACTATATTAAGAAAATGAAACTTTACCATTTTTAATTTGCAAATCAAAAAATAAAGCTACGGCTACGGCTCTTGCTTGGTTCTTAAGCCATTGCTCAGTCCATTCGTCTCGGTACTGTTTTGCGCTTATTATGTCCATTTTATTAGCTTTGTAGGTAATAATCTCCATAAGTTTCTTTTTAGCAAGTGCGCCATCTTCTTTAGTCCATACCTTAATGCCTGAACTATTAAGCTTTGTAAATACGCTTA